ATATTTATAGACATGGCAAAAACATTATCAAAATCAGGAATATTAACAGGACAAACTATAGAAGCTTCTGAAATATCACAATCTATAGATGCCTTAACTGGTATAGAAGCATACAATCTTACTTTTTCGGGATCTTTAAATTTAACTGGAAGTATTGTAACTGGATCTATTTCTAATGCTATAACTGCATCTTATGCTATAACTGCATCACATGCTTTAAATGTAAGTAGTGGTGGAGGAGGAGTAGGTGATTTACAACAAGTAATGACTTCTGGTTCTTCTACTACAATAGCAATTACAGGCTCCGCTATAAGTGCAAGTGGAGATGTTATAACTCAAAAAGTAGGAATTATAGATGGAGCTGGTATAGGATTTGGAGCTAATTTTACAAGTGGTAATGAAGATTCAGATGTAGAAATTTTTACAGATTCTGTGGGAGAAATAAATTTTTCAAAAAATAATATTGCTGTATTATCTATTTTATCAAGTAATGAAATACTGATTAATCCTATATATTCTTTCAAAGAACCTCTTAATGTTACAAATAATATAACAGCATCAGGTGTTATAAGTGCTAGTAGTGACATATATGGGAGAGATGGTAGATTTTCAAGAGGAACAGTTGAAGTAGAGATTATAGGATCTACTTCTGAAGGAATAATAGGCACACAAACTAATCATGATTTATCTCTTAGAAGAAGCAATATTGAAAAACTAAGAATTACAGAAACAAGAACAATTTCCCCCCAATCTCTTTTAGTAACAGGTTCAATAACAGTATCTGGATCTGGAGCTCAAACCCCACATTTAAATATAATGGGTGCTATAAGTGCAAGTGGAGGAATTGAAGGTGCTACAATAAACATTAAAGGAGGTACAGCTTTATCTACAGATACCAATGGATATTTAACAATATCAAGTTCTAAAGTTATCATTCCTAATTTACCCACTTCAAATCCAAATGTTGTAGACCAATTATACACTACTGATTTAGAAGGAGTAAGAGTAATAGCTGTATCAGACGGATAATTAAATCTTAGTATTAACTAAAACAAATATATGAAATGGATAGGTCTTCAAGGAGAACCAATTGATACCATTACAGATTTCCCAGATAACACATTCGGATTCGTTTATAGAATAGTACATAAACCTACAGGTAAATCCTATATAGGTAAAAAAGTATTATATCATAATAGAAAAGTTAAATTAACTAAAAAAGATTTAGCAATGTATGAGGGGGTAGTAGGTAGGAAACCATCTTACAAACTAACAATAAAAGAATCTGATTGGTTAACATATTGGGGTTCAAATAAATTACTTAAGGAAGTAATGGAATTAGAACCAATAGATAATTTTGAACGTCACATAGTTAAAACAGCCCCCGATAAAAAACTATTAACATACTATGAAACGCAAATGCAATTTGTACATCAAGTATTAGAAAAACCTGATGAATATTTTAACGATAATATATTAGGTAAGTTTTTCACAAAAGATTTTGAATTATAAAATATACTTCGTATATTACAACACATGGTAAATGAGCTACTAGTTAATCTAGTTAATACAGTTTTAGGGGCAGGAAAGAGAACAGCAAGGGGTAATCAAGCATACCATTGTCCTTTCTGCAACCACCATAAACCTAAATTAGAGATTAATTTTACAGAAAATAAAAAAGGTTACAACCCGTTTCAATGTTGGGTATGTGGTAAAAAAGGTAAAACAATAAGAAGTTTATTTAAGGCACTTAAAGTATCACCTGATAAATTTGTAGAATTAGGTAAACTAGTTAAAACAGGTAATCATGTAGAAGATGTTATAGTAGAAAATGTAGTAGAATTACCTAAAGAATTTACCCCATTTTTTCCAGATGATAAAACTATAAAATGGAAACAGGCATATTACTATTTAAAAAGTAGAGGTATTACAAATGATGATATTATAAAATACAATATTGGGTACTGTGATTTTGGAAGATACCAAAACATGATCATTATACCATCATATGATAAAGATGGTACATTAAATTATTTTACAGGTCGTTCATTTGAACAAGATCCATTTATAAAATACAGAAATCCAGAATGTTCAAGAGATATAATACCATTTGAATTATTCATAAACTGGGATTCACCATTAATATTATGTGAAGGTCCATTTGACGCTATAGCAATAAAACGAAATGCTATACCTTTACTAGGTAAAAACATACAATCTACACTACTAAAAAGAATAGTACAATCAACTGTTAAAAAAATATACATAGCATTAGATACTGACGCTATAAAACAATCGCTAAAACATTGCGAATACTTACTAAACCAAGGTAAAGAAGTATACCTTGTAGAATTAGATGGAAAGGATCCAAGTGATTTAGGTTTTTCCTATTTCACTAAGCTAATTCAAAACACTGAACCAATAGATCAATACGATTTAATGGAGAAGAAAATCTCATTAATATGAGTAAAAGAAACATTAAGAAAAAATACAATAGGATACTTGAAATATCTGAAGATGCTAAGCAAATAACCTTACCAGATTCTAGATACTATAGAAGAAATGGTAAATATTACCCATCAATTACATACGTTTTAAGTTGCTACCCAAAAGGTAAATTTTTCCAAGACTGGCTTAAAAAAGTAGGATACAGTGCTGATTGGATTGTTAAAAAAGCAGCTGAAGAAGGTACTCAAGTACACGAAATGTGTGAAGATTATTTAAATGGTAAAGAATTAAACTTTTTATCTGAAGCAGGTAATCCAATGTATGATCCAACAGTATGGCAAATGTTTCTAAAATTCGTTGATTTTTGGGAAACATATAAACCAACACTACTAGAAGCTGAAGTACATCTATTCTCAGATAAACTTAAAGTAGCAGGCACATGCGATTTAGTATGTGAAATAGACGATGAACTATGGATTATAGATTTCAAAACATCAAACCACTTACAAACGACTTACGATTTGCAGACCGCTGTTTACGCCAAATGTTATGAAGAGTGTTTTGGTAAGAAAATAGACAGACTAGGAGTTCTATGGTTAAAATCATCCAAACGTGGACCTAAAGAAGGTAAGATTCAAGGTAAAGGTTGGGAAATGTACGAATCAAAACGTACACAAGAAGAAAACGTAGACATATTCTTAACAGTTAAGAAATTATTTGACCTAGAAAACCCAAAACACTCACCAATATTTACTGAATTCAGAACGCAAGTGAAGAAAAAAGACTAATATTTATATTAAACACTAGTCATGAAAGATTTCGATTTAAAAAAATATTTAGCTGAAGGTCGCTTATTTGAAGAAGATATGACATCTAAGGCTGTATCTGTATTAAAAAGTTACAAAGGTGAAGTTAAGGGATTAGAAGATTATATTAAATACCTAATGAACACTAATGATGATATAAGTAGTTCAATTCAAGCGGTTGCTGATGATATGGATAGAGATAATGATGCCGAAGATAGTTTAAGACGAGATTTAGAAAAATTAAGTTTAGCTGAAGGTAAGCTTATAAAAGAATATATGGATCTTAAAATAGATGGAGATTATATTGAATTATCATCTTACTCAGGTGAATATAGTGGGAATTTAAATAACGATGGCACAGTAGATTTTTCAGTATATTATGATGATGGGACAGAATTTGATGAAGATAATTGGAAAGACATTTTAGGACCAAAACATGCATTTGTAAAAATATCAAACCAAATACCAACTAAAGTTGAGGCAGTAGATGATTATGTTATGATCACAGTAGACTTAGAAGATCTTGAAGCAATATCTGAAATTAAACCTAAATCAGATGATTCTCTTGATTCCCCAGCAGCAGGTAATATTGAAGCAACTTACTCAAAACCTGGTGGTCCTGTTTTTAAATCTTATTCTGATTTTCAAGATTATTACAAATAATGAATATTCTATTAGAACAAGAAGAAAGACCTAAAGCTATAATAATGGCGGGTGGAGCAGGAGTTGGTAAAACTTTTGTAACGGATAAATTTAAAAAAGCAGCTGAATCTAAAGGTTGGGTAGTATTAAACCCTGACCAATATGCTAGAAACCCAGACCCAGAACAAAGATTATCATTAGCAGCAGCAGCTTCAAAAATAAATAAAGAAGTAGATAGCTTAGCTAAAAGTGAAGATAAACCAAATATTATATGGGATACTACAGCTAATAATCCTACTAAAGTAAAAGAACTTCAAGATGCGGGTTATGATGTTTTAATGATTATGGTATATGCTCACCCAAGTGTAGCATTTGAACAAAATTTTGCTAGAGCAAGTAAAGAAGGTGAAGATAGTTTACCACCATATGTTGTATTAAAAACTTGGGCTAGCTCATATAATGATCCTCACATAGAAAATTACCAAAAAATGTTTGGTGATAATTTTATTATAATAGATAATACATCAAAACCAGGAACAGATAACTCTAAAATAGATGCTTTTAATAAAGCAGCACAACAAGGTGGAAAAGCCTTAGAAAAACATATTGGAAACATAATAAATTCAGATCCTGAATATTATTCATCTACTCAAATGGTTTCTAAACCTGCTAATTTATCAAAAGAACAACAAGCTGATTTTGATTCTAAAGTACAACAATTAGGATTAAAACTTGAAGAAGATGATAGAGAAGCAATGGAAAAACTATACCAAAAATATTTTGAAAAAAATAACGAAGTAATGCCTTTAAAAAAATTAGGTAGAAAAAATGGTATGGAAGAAGTTTATAAATCTTATATGTCTAAAAAAGTAAAAAAAGATGCTGAAAAAAATAAGGTTTATAATGATATTTCTGCTTCAATTAAAAACATAGGTAAATCATTCGTATCAATAGATGATGCTACATCAAAAGCAATGGCTCATATAGGTCAAAAAAAAATCAATGAACTAACTCAATTCTTAGTTGATAGTATACTAAACGAAGAAGAAAAACCTAAAAGAACTGTAGCTATATTTGCTGGTGGGTTTAAACCACCTACAAAAGGTCATTTAGAAGTAGTTAAAAAAGGGGTAGAATTAGCTAAAAAATCTTCATATGGTGCTAATATAGATGAAATTAATATTGTAGTAGGTGGAGGAGTTAGAGATGGAATTACACAATCACAATCTAAAGAAATTTGGGAACTATATGCCAGGGTTTTTCAAGACCAATTCCCAATTATAAATGTTATAGCTGCTAATCCTTTTGATTATTATAAAGACTACTTAAGAAAACACCCAGATGATCAGGTATTTGTATTCATAGGTTCAAGAGAAGGAAATGAAGGTGATCAAGCAGATGTTAAATTTAGATCTGAATTTGTAAAAAATTATAGCGATAATGTAATACCATTACAAGTTCCTACAGCAGCAGTTACAAGCGGAACTGAAGCTAGAAAATATTTTAAAGAAAATGATATAGAAAAATTTAAAAATACTTTACCCACAGGTTTAACTGTTGGAAATGTTGGAGAGATAATTAACATACTTAACAATAAATCAACTAATAGTATGCGAAAACCAGCGCTTAAAGCAACAGAACCGCTAACTCCACTAAAAGAAAACCAAATGTCTAGGGAGGATTTTAATTTAGTTGGGGATGTTCTTAGAAATAAAAATAAAGCTAAAAAAATACATGATTTATTACTTCAAATGTTTCCCAAACAAAAAGAATTATTAGATTATAACTATAAAAACGATTCGTATGCTGAATTTAAAAGAGTTATTTTTCATATAGATAAGTACAACATAGAAGGTCCTAAACTAATACAACATACTAAGTTAAAACTTGATCCTGAAGTATATAAAGAGAGAGATAGAAAATATGAAGAATATGCCGAGGGTAAAATAAAAAAATATTTTAGAGATTCAGATTCGGATCCAAGAACATTAGATTTATCTAAATTGCCCCCTATTACAATAGATAGTAATGGTGAAGTTATGGATGGTAACCATAGAGCTTTTTTAGCTATTAAACAACAAAAACCTCTTAGGGCTTATCAAATAGTAGATGCTAAAAATGATCATCCTAATGTAGAAAAAATACTAAACATAGTAGGAAGAAAAAAACAAGAAGAAAATATAGACCCTAAATCACAATCAAAACATAAAGGTAAATCTGCACCATTTGGTTCAGCATATGAACCTGTAAATGAAATAGACTATAATAGTATTTTTAAAACTGAAGCTTATTTGAAGGTTAATTTAAAAAAACGATCCCAAGGAGATATATTATCAGATATAAGATCACTCCCAGGTGTTACAATAGTAGGTTCTAAAGAAGTACCAAACAAACCATCAAGAGAAGAATCAATATTAAATATAAAAGTTGATCCATACCCATTTACAAAAATGGATGATGTATCTGCCCCTGAAGCAGTAGATTATATTACAAATGAAATTAGAAAAATAAATGGTGTAGAACGTTTTCAAGTATTAAAGAAAAGGGTAAGTGAAACTAAACCATTAAATGAAAATGCTACGTATTCTAGTAAAATCGATTATAAACAACAAATAAAAGATTTAACTAAACATATGATAAAAAAAGGTATGAATATATTACCTTTACCTAGAGTTATATTTAAACATTCAGATATTGAAAACGCATCTCAATTTTTAGGTAAAACCGCATATTACAGTCCTAGTGATATGACAGTAGTATTATACACTGAAGGTAGACATCCAAAAGATATAGCTAGATCATTTGCACATGAAATGATACATCACATTCAAAATTTAGAAGGTAGATTAGAAGATATTAATACTACAAATACAATGGAGGATGATAATCTAAATGATATAGAAAGAGAAGCATACACAAGAGGTAACATGGTTTTTAGAAACTGGACTGATAATATGGATGGAGAAGAAGTATCTAGTTTAAATGAAAAAATAGTAGGTGAAAAAATCGAATGCGATAACTGTAGTTGGAGCTGGAACATAGTAGATGGAGGAGATGATTTATATATGTGTCATAAATGTGGACATGATAATGAACCAGAAAATGGAGACCCATTTGGTTTAAAAGCTTACGCTAGAGAGTTAATGGAAGACTTCAACATAGAAGATATAAAACCTGCCACTAAATCCTTGGAGGAGCAAAAAAGGGTTCGTATATTCACGACAAATTGTGGCTGTGATAAAACTTAAAGAAATATATAAAAAAATTATAGAGGACATAGAACCTCCAAAATATACATTATACTGTGATATGGATGGTGTATTAGCAGATTTTGAAGCTAGATTCGAACAATACTCAGATGGTTTAACTACAGATGAATATAGGGATAAGTATGGTATAAATGCATTTTGGAAATTAATAGATAATGAAGGTGTAGGATTTTGGGTTGGTATTCCATGGATGCCAGATGGTAAAGAATTATATGATTATATTAAACCAAACCTATTTTCCCTTTTATCAGCACCATCATATGATAATAGTTCTAGATTAGGTAAAAGATTATGGGTAAAAAATAAAATACCTGGCACAAAATTAATTTTAGCAGCAGCTAAAAATAAACAGGATTACTCCAAAGAAGGAGCAATATTAATAGACGATAGAGCAGATACAATAAGAGAGTGGGATTCGCAAGGAGGAATTGGTATACTGCATGTATCAACAGCAAACACAATACAACAACTAAAACAATTAGGTTTATAAAATGGCAAAGTTAATGATATCAGATGCTCCATCAGGGCACAAAAAGAAAAGAAAAGGCATACATGCTAAATCCAAAACTTCCAAACTAAAAACTTCTAGAAATTATAAAAAAGCATATAGAGGGCAAGGGCGATGAGTGATAACATCTTAAAAAAAGAATTTAATAAAAAAGATGTAGAACGTTTACGTAATATAATTAAAGGTAAAGGTTCTGAACGAACTGGTCAAGGTATAGGCTATACCAAAAAAGAAGAATTTCATAAAGAAGATGATATTTGGGAAGAAAATGGTCGTAAATGGACTATTAAAAATGGTATAAAACAAAATATTACTAAATTAGACAAATTTAAAAAAACGGCTGTGCCCCTATTTTGTCCTAACTGTAAGGGTATAATGAATAAACAATTAGATTCACATTATTACAAAGCCCATGGTATGTGTTTAAATTGTGCTACTGAAAAAGAAACTAAACTAAAATTAGAGGGCAAATGGGAAGACCATAAAACACAAGTTCACAATAAAGAAATAGATAAATTAATAGAAGAATATAAATCTTTTATTAAAGCTAAATCAGAACAATCTAACGATGGTTTTGTAACTGAATCTGGAGAAGTTGAAAGGTGGATAGGTAATGTAGATAAAGACAAATTAGAAAAAGAATTACAAGAAGGATTAGAATATTTAAATAATCTAAAAAAGTAATTTTTCTTAGGGATATCAGTATTTATAACAAAATGGAAACTTGCGATTGTCAAATATGTAAATGTGGTACTAGCTGTTCTTGCGAGTGCTGTAACTGTTAAAAAAAGATTATGGGAGATTTTAATGTACACGGATGGTTTAAAAAACAATACCTAGCTGAGGATAAATCAGATAAAGATAAATCAGATAAAGATAAAGTAGTAGCTGCTACTAATGATGGAAGAATTAAAATTACTAAAGGAGAAATGGAAAGACTTCAGAATGGTGAAGTAGTTCATTTATCTAATGGTAGTACCCTTAGCTTTGTTAAAGAAGGTCATACTGAGGATAAAACTAAAGAAATGTATAGGGCAAGAGAAGAAGATTTTTTAAAACAAAATCCTAATTATGAGAAAGATAGTAAGACAGCAGAAAAAGTTAGGGCTATGTTGGCTAAAGAAAAAGAGCTAAGAGATTATTATAAAGGTGATTCTGATGTTTTTCCTTCATCCTTAAAAGAAAATATGTCCCCAGGAGAAGCAGTTGTAGAATTAAACGTTTATATGAATGACCTCCAAGACATTTCATCTGCGGTTAGTAGAATAATGCAAGAATATTTCCCAACTGAATTTGACCAAGGAGATGCTTATGGAGCATTTGATTTTGGTTCAAGTAGAAATCAATATGACACTACATTTGAAAGCATTTTAGATGATTTAGCTTCTGTAGGAGATGATATGGAAGACGATGACTAATCTTCAAGAAAATAGAGTTGAAGATATCCTAGAAGAACTTTTTTTTGAAAGAAAAAAGAAAAAGCAACAAAAGGGTAAAAAACGTGCCCGTAAATCTGCTAAAAGAAAAAAGAAAAAATCCAAATCTGGAGAAAAAAAACGTGACAGATGTTTACGCATCGCAGATCGTAAATTTGATAAACCATCAGCATATAAATCAGGTGCAGTAGTTAGATGTAGAGATGGTAAAATTTGGAAAGATTTAAAAGAAATTACAGAAACATTATTAGAAGATGAATCATTAAATAAATGGTTCAAACGTAATAAAGGAACAGGATGGGTAGACTGTAACACTGGAAGAAAAGATCCTAAAACAGGAAAAAAGAAATATAAACCATGCGGGAGAAAAAAAGGAGAGAAAAGAGCCAAATACCCTGCATGCAAACCCACCCCATCAAAATGTAAAGCCCCAGGTAAAGGTAAAACATGGGGTAAAAACTCTTCAAAATCCTAAAATAAATCGCACAGATAACGACTTTTCACATATTTATCAATATACTAAAAACCTAACAAAATGAATGAATTTGATTTAAGAAAATTTCTTTATAAAAACCCTTTACTAGAAGGTGAAGAAGCAGATGATAAAGCTAAAAAAGCTTTAGATAAAAAAGAGGACGAGTTGGACGAAAAAGACATGGAAAACGAAACCCTCAAGGACAAGATAAAACACCATGAAGGTGCTATCGAAAATATTTCAAAAGAATTAGAAGATCTAAAAGACGATTTAGGCGAAGATAAAGAAGACCTAGAGAAAGAAAAAGAGGAGATGAAAGAAGAGAAGTATTATGAAGATGATGAAAATGTTAAAGAAGCATCAACTCCTAAACTTACCAAAGAAGGTCTTAAAGAAATGATTAGAGAAAGAATCACTTCTATCTTAAACGAAGAAACTATAGAGGAAGAAATCACTGAAGAAGTTGAAGAAAAAGTAGAAGATGATACTAAGGTTGATGTTGAGAAAGAAACTGATATTGAAGCTGACATTAAAAAAGATGTTAAAATTGATGATGTTGAGGACGAAGAAGACTTAGAAATCAAAGGAAGTGTATCTGGCCAATCAGCAGATGATTCAGGAATAGAAGCTTTACTTAAAAAAGCAAGAGAAATGGCTAAAGAGCAGGGTCATCCAAAATTAGCTAGAAACATTAGTAATTCTATCATTCAACATGAAAGAATCACAGCTGATGAAGATAGTGGTGAAGATTAATCATCTAAGTAATTTAGTATAAATTTTTAAATCAAATTGTTATGGACTCAAATGAAATCTATATGAAAATGGCCGAGTTATGGGCTGAGATGTCTTTAGAACACTCAAAACCAAGTAAAGCTGCACACGGCCGAGCAAGAAGTGCTGCTACAAAGATAAAAAAACTTATTGGTGAATATAAAAAAGCATCAGTAGCAGAAGATAAAGCTTAAAACACAATGCAAAATTTTGATTTGCACAAATATCTAAGGAAAAATCCTTTACTAGAAGATGAAAATTCTAATAGTGAGGATTTTCTTGACCTTTTATTTGAGGTTATAGTTGAAAATTACTGTGAAGAAAATAATATTTTAAGAGAAAATTTAAATGAAAATTTCTTAAAAAAATTAAAATCAGGAATAAAAGACTTATCAAGTAAAGCTAAAAACAGAGCAAAATCCGCAATTGATAAAATTAACTCAGCTATCTCAGACCCAAAACAAGCTCTTAAAGATTTAGCAAAAATCCAAAAATTATATTCAAAAACACCAACTAAAAAGTTTATAAAAGATCTACAATATGCTGCTTCCTTTTCAAATAAATCAGATTTAAAAGAAGCAGACCAGGGAAGTTTTACAGATATGGAACAAATAACTGGGTTAGAAGGTGGAGATACTTTTACATGGAATGGAGAAAATCAATCTAGTCAATATGTTAATGTTAAAGTTGAAAATAATGAAGATGAAGAACAAGGAGTTTTAATCCCAGGAAAAACATATACTAAAATTGACAAATTAAATATAGATGGAGCAGGTAAAGATAGAACTGTTATTTATTTAACTTCTATAGATCAAAAAGAATTTGAAAAAGATGAGAAAAGAAAGACATTATTAGGTTTTTTTGGAAAATATCCCAAAATGAAAAATCTTATCGCTTCTCTTATGTTTACCTTAGGAGTATATAGTGTATTTAGTGGTATAACTGGTAATACTCCTTTTGAAAGTTCCGCTACTTTCCAAAATAATTTCATAGAATTGGTTCAAGATGGAGATATAGATTCTATATTACCTGACCCAGATAGCACAGTTACTTTAGGTGGACCATTTCCCACAGATGGAGAAAATTCAACAAATGATAGTGTTGTAGATAAAGTATCAAATTCTTTAGATAAAGCTAATGTAGATTTAGGAGATACAAATTTAGATAATACTGATAATAATAATGCTGCTGTACAAACTCATGATGTAGGTGAATATAAAATTTCTGATGCTGAAAAAGAAGCTATTGTTAAAAATTTAGTAGAAGAAACCCTTGAAGATTTAAACAATCAAATAGATAAATTAAAAGGTAAAGTAATAAATTCTATTGATTTAGATATTGATTTTGGAGGAGTAGTTTCTAATCAAGGAGATGCAGACAGCAATAAAGCTGATGATGGTACTGATTTAATAAAAGGTAGAAGTGATACAGCTGAAGACATTGCTAAAAAAGCAGGGGAACAATTAACAAAAATTATCCAAAACACTTTGGGAGATAATGTTAAAGTTAATATTAATTATGATTTAGTAGACACTCATGATTCTTATCAAAATCAAGTAGAAGAAGAAGCCCGAGATGAAATGGGTACTCAAAGTTCATTTGAAACTATAACTGTAAAAGGAATTGATGCTGTTGAAGGAGAAACAAATGAAACACCCCCTGATTTAATGTATAATTATTTGTTTGATCCTCAAAACCCACCATCAAAAATACCAACAAAACCATCTCCTAAAAAATCTACAACCACTGCAAAACCATCAAAATCTGATTTTGATAATGTAAATCGAAATAATCAAATTGCTGTAATATTAGGACAAATTAATCCTAAACTAGACATTTATGATAAACTTGAAAATGAAGGTATTAAAAGTGAATTAGTAAGCGATCTAAAAGATATTAGAAATAATGAAAAAGCTTCTAAAGAATTAAAAGATTTAGCCATCTTAATTCTTTCTATTAGAAAAAATCCATCTATATTTTTAGATAAAGTATCAAAAGCAACAGGCATTAAATTTGACACTAGAGCTAAAGCTAAAATGTTAGGTGGGGGTGAAAAAGGAAAATCCGCTGCTAAATTAGGATTAGCTGAAAGTGTATTTACCTCAATTAAAGAAGGAGTAGTAGCAGATAGAATAGAACAAGCAATCAGTGATTCAGACATTGCAAGCAAAAGAGACGAAGTAATTGCTTTATTAGGCAGTATGTATAAATCTTCTACTCAAAAAGATGGAAAAAGATTAAGTATTCTTAATCCAGATACTTTAAAGCCTAATGAACTAGAAAAATTAAAAGGTTTAGGATTTTCAACTAAAGATAAAAGTGGTAGATACATTTTTATGGATAGTGAAGAAGAGGTTAGTTTAGAAAAAGACAAAAAAGACAAAAAACCTGAATCAGATGAGAAGGAGAATAATCAAAGAATAAAGAGATTTTCAGATAAATTAGATGCTAAACCAAATTTGAAAAAAAGACTTAAATTAATAGATAGAAATATAGAAGTTGCCCCAGTCTTAATATCTTTATTTTTAACAATCCCTGACAAGCTTAAGAAAAAAAATATCATTAATAAAATGATTGATGATATGCGAAAAGATCCAAGGTTAAAAACTTTAGACGATAAAGAAAAAATTAAAGAGGAAAATAAAGCAACTCAGGATGTTAATAATTTTTTAGACATATTTGATGATTCTGATCAATTAAAACTAGCTACATCCCAATTATTAAACCCAAAAGATGTTATAAATGTATTCTTCGATGAACTTTTACCAGAAATGCCTGGAATAAACAAATCAGAATTAGACAATGCCCTAAAAAAAATAAAACAAGAGTTAAGTAAAGTTGAAGGAAATAATGTTGAAGACATAGAATCTGCTTTTAGAGGTTTAGGAATTACTCAAAAAGGAGAAAAGAAAAAAGAAATAGAAACTCCTATTTGGAATGCATCACAAAAAGTAAATTACACTTTAACTGAAGGTCTTACTGAAGATGAATCCAAAGCGGTATTAGACAAATATAAACAAAGATATGCAGCGATATTAAAATCAAACCCAGATTTTATTAAAAAATACCCTAATCCTGATAAAGTAATATATGGTATGGTAATGAATGAAATTAAAAAACTCAGAGAAAAATTAAGTAAAAATGCAGATTTAGGTGATCATATAGAAGACTTCATGAATTCAGATGCACCACAATTTCAGGGCAAATCTAAAAAGAAAATAAAGCAAATGGCTACAGCCGCATTCTTAAATAAAGAAGAACAAAAGTTAGATGAAATAGATGCTATGATGGAAGAAGAAAAATTACCTGTAAACGATATTAAAAAAGCAATTAAAGATTTAATTAAAAAAGAAGGTGGAGCAGTTGGTTTAGGACCTATTTTAAAACTAGCAAAAGATTTTGATGGTGTAACTCAAATTGATGTTGAAGATATTCTTGATAATCAAATGGATGATGTAAAAAAACATAAGGATGGAGATTATATTAATACCGCGGGTTTAAATGAAATAATAGATGAAGACCTAGAAAGAAAATCTACAACATATGAAAAAGTTGCTAAATTTATAAAGGATGAATTAGAATCTAATAATGTTAAAAATAGAACGGATTTAAAACAAATTTTAAGAGCTATTCAAAATAAAAATACATACATGTTACCAATGAAAAGGCAAAATATGTTGCAAAATTTAATGAGACAAGCTAAAAAAGGAAATATGGATAAAAATAAATTAAATGAACTCGTTAAAGCAGCTTTAATGGGTCCAATATCAGAAAAGAAAAATACCTTAGAAAATCCAGAAAAGGCTGATTTAAATAGAGATGGTAAATTATCTGATTATGAAAAAACCAGAGGTGCTGCTATTGAAAAAGCTATTGCTAAGAAAAAAGTAAATGAAGTAGATAGTGGTTATTTGCGAATAACAGATAAAATAAGACAAGCTGGAAAAAAAGCTAAAGGTAATGTTGCATCTTTTTTAGAAGAATTTAATAAACTTACTAGTAATGCTTTTAAATCAGACAAATCAAGAGATTTAGTATTAAGTTTAGCAGTATCAGATAACCAATTAAAAGATGTTGATATTAAAAATGCTCAACTAGCAGAAGATAAAGTTAAAGGCTCAAATGTAAGAAAAGATAAATCAGAAGGTGATTGGGAAGTAGTATCAGGTAAAACAAAAAAACCATGGCCACAAGATTTTAAAACTAAAAAATCAGCTAGGGCAGCAATAAGAGGATATCACGCTTCTAAAAATGAATCATTAGCAGAACGTATCCTTAAAGAACTTAGAAAATAATGACAAAAGCAGAATTCAAAGAGCGAATTAAAGGTCTAGCCTTTGAAGTCATCAGAGACGGAAAAAAAGCTGAAATAGCATCTGTTGAATACGATGAGCTAACAAAATTCCCTCAATTAAAAGAAATTATAATATCTTTACTAACAGCTGATTTTGATCCCTTTTTATCATCAATAGACTGGGTAGCACCAAGACCAACCACATTCAGAATTAATTTAAGAAACGACCAAAATTTTTACTTAATATGGATGGGTAGAAGTTGGATAGCACAAGTAGAAGGCAAAAAATATTATTTACTAAACTTACCTGAAGAAGAACGTGCAGTAGAAGCAATAGCTCGTATATTACGTTATGGAGCACCAGGTTCAGATGATGAAGCAGCAGCAGGTGTAGATGCAGGATCAAGCGATGATGCAGCTGTAGATGATACAACAGAGGTAGAAATAGATGATACAACAGATGTAGAAGTAGAAGTATAATGAAACTAAAAGATATATTAATAGAATCAATTAAGGAAGACATTAAAAAATGTCCTGCTCCTACTCAAGATGTAGCTTTAAATACTGCAAATAGAGATAGAGCTATAGAAGCGGATTTTATTAGATATGGTCCTTTAAATGTAGAAGAACCAGGTGATTATTGGGAAATAATAGCTAAAAAATGGAAAACCACAGTTAAAGCAGCTAAAAAATCTAGATGTGCTAACTGTGTAGCATTTGATATTTCACCTAGAATAATAAATAAATGTATACCTGCAATAGCTTCAGAACCAGTAGAAGATAAAGATGGCATACTAGGTTACTGTTGGATGCACCAATTCAAATGTCATTCAGCTAGAACATGTAATACATGGGCAGCAGGAGGTCCAATAAAAGAAGATAAAGTATCTTACGATTGGCAAAAAAGAAATTTAAAAGCAGCATTGGATCCAAAACCAATAGATCCAGATATGTATAAAGATGATTGATATGGATGTATTAGATAAATTTTTAAAACAATACTCATATAAATTTGATAAAGGTTATCCTGACATGAATGATGAGCAGGATGTTAAATTATTTGAAAATATACTTCAAAAGGATTTTGGTATAGTTTTTGAAATGGCAAGTCTTAGAGGACCTGCTACTTTCTTTGATAACCCAATAGGGGCTTTTGAAAAGTATATTGAGCAATCTGAAACCCATGTCCCTAAAGAAACTACATATGAAATAGAAAAAGATTTTAATTTATTTATTTTTGATGATGATAATAGTCAAAATATAGAAAAATCAGATGTTAAAGTAAAAAAAGGGGAAGAAGTTATAGTTAACGCCAAAGATAAAACTGATTTAAAAAAAATAGGAAGAACTTATTATATTCCTATAACTTATAAAAAAGAAGATTATTACATTCCCTTAGCAGGAATAAGAAAACCTACAGGAAAGGCTGTTGAATTTATAAATCCAGATTTATCTGATAAATCAGATCCCGATGTTTTTCATGATTTTAAAGGAGGACATACTCAAGAGGCAGACATAACTAAATTATTTATTAATCAAACAAATTCTGATTGGGAATTTGAATATAAAGGAAAAACTTATAAAGTAACATATCTAGGAAATCCAAACTGGTCAGCAAAGAGAGATGGTGGGGGTGGAAATCCCAAAAATGATTTACAAGTAGATTTAAATGAATCATTACCTGGTTTATATTCTAAATTAAAAATAAGTCTTAAAGCTGATAATGCTACTTATGTAGAAAATTGGATGAGAGCTCCTAGAGCTGAACAAATTTTTGGTTCAGAAAAATTAAAACAAATTGTACTTTCTTTATATAAAGAATTAATTAATTCACCAAACCCTGAAACAGGAGATGGTCTTTTTAAAAGAGGATTATCTTCAAATCAAATTTGTATGTTTATAAAAGATAGACCACCTGTATTTAAAGGAGAGGTAAATCCTGTATTAACAGATCCTTTAACTGATTCTGAAGCATATGAAGCTTATACAGGAGCAGATAAATTTGAAGGTACTGATGGTGATGCTAATGTTTTTTATAAGGGTAAAACTCCTCCTTCTATCCAAGAATTCATCTCAGGATTAGTTCCTTTTAAAGGTAATATGTC